TATACGCGATATCCGCGGTAGAAAGGGTGTAGCGGTTTTTATAAATCGAGTACAACTCTCACCCATCGATTGTATATACTTATATCTAAGGTAGGAAGTATAACAAAATCTATGTATTATGTAGTATATATGAATATTTAAATATCCATCATTATGAAATCACCAGTAGGAGCATACACAACATTAAATGTTTTAATTCTAATGATATTAATAACTCTCATGATGGGAGGCCCCGTATGGTAAAAGGGCCAAATTTCCATAAAATTAAAAAAAGTGCTCTCGAAAAATCTCGCGAGTCGACAAAAGTATATACAAGGAGGCTTGGATACCCAGGAAATCTTTCGTATATTTAGGTATATTAATAATAAATAAATAAAAGTTATGTTAGATTTAAATTCAAGTAAATTTTTAAGTAAGAAAGAGTTAAGTGAAATCGCTCCAAGTATCTTCACAATGAAAGCTTCAGGTGAAGTTTCAGATAAATACACACATATCCCAACCGAAAGAGTTATTGATGATATGGAGTTATTAGGATGGAAGCCGGTTGATGCGAAAGAGGTTAAAACGAGAAAAGAAAGTACAAGTGGCTTCCAAAAACACTTAGTTGTTTTTAGAAATGATGATGTTGTTATTAATGGTCAAGATGGTGATCAGGTATATCCACAAATTTTAATTACTAACTCTCATGATGGTAAAAATTCATTTCAATTTACCGCAGGATTATTTAGAATGATTTGTGAGAATGGCTTAGTTATAGCAACAGAAGAATTTGAAGATTTAAAAATGCGCCATATGGGTTATACATTTGAGGATTTGCAAGTATTAATTAAAGGTATGGTTGAAAAGCTACCTCTAACGGTTGAGGCGATGAATAAAATGAAAGCAGTAGAATTACAAGAAGAAGAAATGTTTGATCTTGCTAAATCATTTTTAGATATTAGAGTTGAAGGAACTAAAAATACATTTAGTAAAGAAGCAGTTGAAGAAGTATTAATTGCTCAACGTAAGGAGGATGAAGGTAATATGCTTTGGGAAGTATTTAATAGAGTTCAGGAAAACATCATTGAAGGTAATTTCTTATATAATACCCCAAAAGGTAAATCACGTCAAGCTCGAGTTATTAAGAACTTCAAACAAGATCAGGAAGTAAATAAAAAAATGTTTACAAAAGCACTTGAATATGCGAACTAAAATAACATGGTTAAATGGTTGTTTTGATGTGCTCCACGCGGGGCACATCCAACTATTCAAAAAAGCTTGGGAGCAAGGAAATGATGTGGTAGTGGGAATAGACTCAGATGAAAGAATTCGATCGATGAAGGGTGATTGTCGTCCAGTGAATTCTCTAGCAAACAGAATGATTTTCCTCCAAAGTATAAAATACATTCGTACGGTAATACCTTTCAATACGGATGAAGAGCTAGAAGCTAATATTAAACGCTTGGCTCCCGAAGTATTTGTAATTGGTGAGGAGTATAGAGATAAACCCATTATAGGTAAGGAGTGGGCTAAAGAAATGGTGTATGTACCTCGCTATCAAGGTTTAAGCTCCTCGGGTATTATAAATGGAACCCACAACTCATGATATTTATCATAAAACATAACACATTATGCCAACTTACTCAGCATCAGACTTAAATGGAAGCGGATCACTAGGTACCTCAGCAATGACGGCCGGTCAAACCTATACATTCGAATTATCTAACACACCAACGACCATAGGTTCGGTAGCCTACTTTACGCTGGAGGCTAACTCAACCGCAAATCAAAATTTATCAACCCAAACCTCATGTGAAGGCACATTCGGTGGGTTTTTAAATGAAGTTGATGAAGGCTCATTAATAGAAAATTTATATGGGTTTTCTATAAGCGTATATGGAGCGGGTGGAGCTTTTGAATTCACACCAACCACAACCATTCCCGCAAATTCATACTATCTTAAAACAACTGGAGTAGTAGGTTTGCAATTGACGTAGTATATACGTATGTATAGATAATGTGATGTATAAAGGGGAATTTTTGAAGCGACGCTTGAATAAATGTTATGAATAATAAAATTAAATGATATTGGATTTATTTAATAAAAAGAAAGTTATGAAATTACAACAAAAAAATAAATTGTTGGAAAACACTATTCTAGAAATGGGTAAACAAATCACTTATCTTAAAAAGCAATCTAAGCATTATAAGGAAGAAAATGAAGAATTGAAGTTTACCTTAAAACATCAAAGAACTTATTAGAAATATTTGGCTACCCGGAGGAGGGTTCGTATATTTAGGTGTTCGAATGGTTCGGACAATTAAAAATTAAAGTTATGTTGTTAGGTATTTTATTATTAATTATTTTTGGGTATTATTTTATATGGGGCATGCTTCATTTATTTGCTTTTTTATATGACCACCCTAGGCTGTTTGTGGTTTTTAGTTTATCTTGTATTATATTCCCTTCATGGTTGTGGTATGATAACTGGGAAAGTGATATGAAGGTAATTGGATTTTTCATATTTCTCCCAGTTATATTAGGTGGAATTAGGTTATTACCTACGAGTTTAATAGAATTGTTGAAAGGAATGACACATAGAAAATTAAGAGATAAGCAAAATAGAAAATGGGAGAAACATTTACGGAAAAAAGTTGAAGATGGTAGGATGACTGAGAAAGAATTTATGAAACTTACAAAATTATAAAAGTTATGAAACGAATTTATGAAATGACCGATAAAGAATTAAGACAATCGGTAGGTGCAAACACTAGAGTTATGACTAATAGATTAATTTCTATTTCCAAATGGATAACATTTTGGTCTATATTACAAATTATTGCTTTAGTTATATTTGGGTTTGTATTAATAAACAGCTAGTGAAAAAAAATTAAAGACTCCCGCATAAAGACTTGGATACCCGGGATATCTTTCGTATATTTACATGTTCGAATGAGTTGAACAATTAATTAAAAATAAAGGTTATATGGCAAATTATCAAAATCAGCAAGAATTACAAATGTATTTTAAGGAATTGAATAACATTCCTGTAATGACTCCTAATAGAGAAAGAGAATTATCACTAATGATGCGTAATGGAGATACTACGCAAATTCAAAAAGATAGAATAGTTAAAGAATTACTTGAGGGTAATTTAAGATTCGTAATTAAAATAGCTAATAAGTATCAAAACCAAGGAATGGATTTGGTTGACTTAATATCGGAAGGTAATTTAGGTTTAATGAAAGCTATTGATAATTTTGATTGGGAAAAAGAATTAAGATTTATTACTTATGCTGTTTGGTGGATTAAGCAATCTATTTTAGAAGCTTTAAATGAAAATAGAACAATTAGACTCCCAATGAATATTCTTCAGGATATAAGTAATGCTAAGAAATTAGCCAGAGACACTAACACTGAAATTGATGATAAATTCACCAGCTATGCTAAAACCATCTCTGCTGATAATTGGATGAATGATGAAGGTGATACATTCTTTAACATTTTAGAAAATAAAGATACCCCATTACCAGATGAAGGGATTGATGATGAAAATCCTTTAAAATCCAAATTAAGAAACGCAATGTTAGTACTTAATGCTAAGGAAAAGGAAATTATAGAGAGATATTTTGGGTTTGATGGTATGCCTGATTCATTTGATACATTGAGTGAAGATTTTGGATTAACTAAAGAAAGAATCAGACAGATTAAAGAAAAGGCATTACAAAAACTTCGTACTAGAAATTTAATTTTAAATTAATATTCACGTAGGTGGTGCTTACGGCGATAAAAAATCAACGTTGGCGCGTTTTGTGGGTAATTTTAGTCTATTGCGTAATGACACTAAAAAACGTTTAGTAATCGAAAATGATGACAGCCCAAATGAATATTCTGTTAAAGATTTAAGCGAATATTAATAATTAAATAAATAGAAATTATGACAAGAAGTACAAGAATTGAAAAGTTAAATGATTTAGCATTTTTAGTGGGATTACAAGGTAGAGTTTGGAAATACCATCCTGATAATCCAAAGGCTGTTGATGTTAAAGAGGAATATATATCACTCCAAAAAGAAATTGATGAAATAGAAAAAGAACTATCAGATAGTTAAAAAAATAGTTTTGTTTTACCCCTAAAAGGTGGATGGTTGAAAAACCATCTGCCTTTTTTTATTGGTGTGAATATAATTTGGAATGGTGATATTTATAACATATATTATAGTTTTAACAATTAGTTTATTAAATAATGAGTCTTAATTCTGAGGATAGATTACTAGAAGTTTATAATGAAATTGATAATTTAAATCTTTTTCCAAGTTTTTACTCGCAAATAGACAAAATGCAGACTCAACCCAAACATAAACATAAAACTGTCCCTGAAAAATGGGAGTATGCTTTAGATAAGGTAAAAGGAAACAATATTAATGATTAACGTAGATAACTTATTTAATCTATTTCCCTCTGAGGAAGAAGATAGTGAAGTATACATAGGTTTTACTGAAAGGCCCATGTATAAGTTAGGTATGTATAAAAAATTAGTTTTAAACTTTCTTACTTTTAAAGAGAAGGTAGTTTCATTTTTAAAAGACGCCAATGCTGAATTAAGTGAAGATGAAATGGGGGAAGCTGGGGCTTTAATAGCATATACTAGAGCTTGGGGTTATATAGAACAAATAGAAATTAACAATCCAGAACACATTGAAGCTATAAAAGAATATAGCAATGATGAAATGGTACAATCCTTAAATTTAGGGATTTTCTACTATGAAAGACATGAAGAATACGAAAAATGTGCTTTCTTACTACAAATACTAAATCTTTCAAAATAATTTTTTAAAAATCTCAAAAGTAATTTGGCTTTTGGAATTCACTCCGGTATATTATAAATACGGGGTTAAAAAGTATTGAGAATGGTTGAGAAAAATAGGGTATTGAGGTATATGGTATATGATGTGTGAGGGGGGTAAAGGTACCTTGGATATATGAGTATGGGGGTGTATATTGGAGTATATATAAAAATAATTAATAAATAAATAAAATGGCATTTAGAAACAAACAAGGTATTGATAAAGGATTTACCAATGTAAAATCCGGAATTAAAACATTAGATTTAATGGTTTCCCGAGGAGGATCATCTGTTGAGGATTTTAGAAAAAAACTTAAAGAAGTTTACGAAAAACTAGAAAACCTAGAATCATTAGTAGAACGTGAAGCTAATGTTATGAGAAACGGATAAAATATAATTATGAAATTAACAGCAGAACAAATCCAGTCAAATTGGGAAATTTTCCTCAATAATATTGAAGTACATATTACTGGAGAGCGTAAGGACCAACTATTAAAATTTTATGAAAAGTATGGAGATCGTATTATGATGATGCCTGCTGCCCATAAAAAAGAATACCATTCAGCATTCCCAGGGGGATATGTTGATCATGTTAATCGTGTAGTTAGATGTGCTCTCAAGCAATCAGAATTATGGAGTTGTGAAGGTTGTGATATGTCAACATTTACAGAAGAGGAATTAGTATTCTCAGCTATAAACCATGATTTAGGTAAGATGGGGGATAGTGAAAATGATGCTTATATACCTCAGACAGATAAATGGAGGAAAGATAAATTAGGTGAAGATTATATGTTTAATAAAAAATTAGCATTTGCTTCAGTTCCAGATAGAGGATTATTTCTACTCCAGCAACATGATATTAAATATACATTTAATGAAATGATGGCGATTCAAACACATGATGGTTTATATGACTCAGCAAATGACAAATATTTAAAAGGATTTATGCCAGAGCAAAAGCCTCGTACATCTTTACCTTATATACTACATCAAGCAGATATGATGGCCGCAAGAATTGAATTTGAAGTTGAATGGTTACCTAAGTTCAAAAATAACGTGGATGCTAGTAAAAAGAATTTTACATTAGATGGTGTAAAGAAAACTTCAACTAAAAATAAGGCTTTAGGTTCTATTCAAAGTGAAGGTTTAAAAAACATTTTTGATAAATTATAATGGAAATTACAACAACAACAATACTTATTTCAGTTTTAAGTTTTATAGTCCTAATTTTAGGATATACAACTATTAATTTACTTAAGAAAAATGAAAGGGCAGAAGATATTGTAGTAGGTTACCTTGAATATTTAGATAAAATATCTAGAGTAATAGAGGTAGCAGATGAAAGAGTTAAAAAGATAGATATCAAGGGTTCATTCGAATCTGATGATGAAGTAGGATTTTTCTTCAAACAAATAAAACAAATCCAATCAATCTTAAATGATTTTCAGTTAAAAGGAGAAAAATAATTCATGGATTATATAATAAAGAGAAAAAAATCCCAAAAGCAGGGAAGGGTATATTTCACAAAAGAAACAGAAGCAGCTATTGTTAAATACAATAATTCTACTAATGAGTTAGAACGAAGTGAATTATACCAAGACCACATCCATTGGCCATTTTATAAACTCACAGAAAATATAATCCACACTTTCAAATTTTATTATACAGATGGTGTTGAAAATTTAGAGGATTTACAACATGAAATAATTGTATTCCTTTTAAGTAAAATACACTTATTTAACCCTGAAAATGGAGCTAAAGCATATTCATATTTTGGTACTATTGTAAAGCGTTGGTTAATAGTGTATAATACCAAAAATTATGGTAATAAAATAAAAAACATCGCCATATCTGATCTTAATCATTATTCACAATTAGACACATCAGATCCCGCATTTATTACATCAAGCAAACGTGAAGCAGATATTAGTACTGTTACTGAGTATGAAGAATTTAGTAATAAAAATCTAAATGAAACTAAAAATTACAAACATGAAGATCGTTTATCTATATTTATAGATCAATACACTGAATATGTTACTGATATAATTTATGATTTATTTCCTAAAGGTAATGATGCTTCAATAGCTGATGCTATATTAGAATTATTTAGAAAAAGAGATGCTATTGATGTGTTTAATAAAAAGGCACTTTATATCTACATCCGTGAGATGGTAGATGTTAAAACCCCTAAAATCACTAAAATAGCTAATAAATTATATGCTATATTTAAAGAAAAATATATGTTCTATTTAGAGCATGGTTACTTCCCGCCAAAATAATTTAAAGTTTACATATTTATAATCAAAAGCATTATGGGACAATTAGATTCACAAGTTTTTGGTAATAAAACCTTCTCAGATATTTTAGAGGAAATTTATAACAACCAGAAAAAACGAGATGCTCAAGTAGTAGCATTAATATCAGAATTAAAACCATTAGTTCAAGAGATAGGAGATGCAACTCTTATTGTACCTTTAATAAAAGAATACATGGAGATTGGAGTTAAAAATGATGAGGCTTTAATTAAAATGGCTACTATTATTCAAAGATCTCTTTCGAATATTAATGATGAGGGTGGTTTAGGGATAACAGATGAAGAAAAAGAAGCATTATTAGCTGAAATGGATAAGTTAAATAATAGTAAGGAAGAGAATGGCTAAAAAAAGTGGGGTAGGATTAGGGATATTTTCATCTCCTAATTTAAATAAAGATATAAATCAAGTTTTTACCCATGGTAGGGTAAAATTTGCTATAACTAACTCTACAACTTACCCTGATAGTTTTAAAAAATTTGGTGAGTGGGCTACTATAGGTGCTATATTTTTTGAAGATATAAATAACCCTCAATCAAACCCAAATTCATCAGCAAACACCATAGCATATCCTTTAAATCCAAACTCATCAAATATTCCCCTTACAAATGAAATAGTTTACATAGTAAAATTACCTAATTCCCAAATTCAAGGTAATGTAAACTCATTTTCATATTATTATTTTAATCCTTTAAATATATGGAATAGTGCCCACCATAATGCTATACCTGATGGAATATATGCTGATACTATTCCTGAATCTCAACAACAAGATTATATTCAAACTGAAGCTGGTATTGTAAGACGAGTTACAGATGGTAGTACAGAAATTAATCTAGGAGATACCTTTCAGGAATCGTTAGAGGTAAGAAATTTACAACCATTTGAAGGTGATATAATACATCAAGGTAGATGGGGTAATTCTGTTAGATTTGGTTCAACTATAATTAATTCAAACCCTTCTAATCCTTGGTCAAATTCCGGAGTAGATGGTGATCCAATTACTATTGTTAGGAATGGTCAACATGATGATGATAGAGATCCATGGATACCACAAGTAGAAGATATAAATGAAGATAAATCTAGTATTTATTTAACTTCTACCCAACAAATCCCTATTGAAGCATCAAGTAAAGAATATAGTTCATACTTCAATGCTCCTACACCTTTAAATCAATTTGATGGAGAACAAATAATATTAAATTCAGGACGTATAGTTTTTAATTCAAAAACAGACTCAATCCTCTTATCATCTTTTGATACTATCAATTTAAATTCTCTTAATAGTGTAAATATTGATTCACCAAAAACCATTGTAGCATCTCCTGAAATATATTTAGGTGATAAAAATGCAACTGAACCTGTAATATTAGGGGATACATTCCTAGATGATTTAAACAAATTATTAGTATCTTTAGTTAGTTTAAGTAATGCTTTAACAACACCCATAGCATCACCAGGACCAGGACCTTTAAATGGAGCTATAACAGCACCAGCTACAGATACTGTTATCAAAGCTCAAAATATGCTTAACAGAATTGAAGTTTATAAATCTAAAGTAAGTAAATCTAAATAATGAATCCGTTAAATAAAGTAATTAATAAAGCAGTTATTAAGGTAGTTCAAAGTACATCTAAACTAGAACTATCTGTTGACTTTTTGATTAGTAAATTTAAGGAAGGTTGTCCTCCAAAGGCAGAAATATTAAAAATAGTACAACAAAAAAACCAATTACAAGAGGGATTAGATCAAGTTTTACAAGTATTTACTACCGTTCAAAAAAGTGCAGATATTACTAGTGATACAATTTCAGCAGTTCAAGGAGCTGTTAGTGTTATAAAAAGTATTCCTGTTCCTACAGCAATAATCCCACCTTCTGGGGGTGTAGGTATTCCTATAAATATCATTACAAAACTCTCAGATTCTTTAGATTCACTAGCAATAGTTTTAAGAGAGGCTAAAGGAGCTGTACAGGCAGTACCAACAGCAGCTAAAACCATTACTAGTGTTGTTGATAAAGCTATTACTAATTTATCCCAATTAGATTTTTTAATAACAGGATGTATTGATGAATTAGCTGTAGATATGACTCAAGAAGAAAAAAATAATTTAATCCAAGAAGTCAATAACTCAGCAGCAACTTCTGGTACATTTTCAAACCCAGCATTAAATATATTAGGTGAAGAAGAATTAATATCTCAATTATCAGCAAATTCATCAAAACCTTTTAAATATGCTAAACCTGGATTTTCAACAAAAGATTGGCAATTTGTTTTAGAAGAAAATGCTGCTAATACTTTATCATTACCTCAAAGAAGAATTAAAGCAACTAATGTAAATTTTTCAAGCCAATTTAACCCCTTTATAGGTTATGTTGTTTATAATAGTAGATATGCAAAAACATATTCATATACAACTTCTATAAAAACTTTAATAGCAGAAACAAAACAAGTTATTGATTCACTAAATGTAAGATGGGCATCATTAAATAATGAACAATATAAACCACCAACATCCGGTGGAGAATCTTCGGGACAACTTAAATTAAAAATACCCCCAGAATTATTAAAAATACCAGTAACATCAACAGCACCAAAATTTGTATTTGGTACTATTGAAAAAACCCAAACAAATCAAAAATTAGAACTTGTAATGAGTACAGGTTTTTCAAATACATCAAATACTGGGAATAAGTATAGAGTAACAGTTTCAAGTGTTAAATCGGGGTCTACAGAAGCCCCAAGAGTAAAAAGTTATTTTATAAGTAATAAAACCCCAGCAATTCAATCCGTATTTCTATATACAGAAGGTGAACCATCTTTAGGAGATTATAATGTTGTCATTAGTATAGAAGATATTGTATTTGGAACTCCTGTAGATAATGCATCGGTACAATTAAGGACAAAATATGTTTAAAAAGAATAATAATTTAATATTTATAACAAAAAATGAAGTCATCAGAATTAAAAAAATTAATTAAAGAATCCGTAAGAGAAGCAATTCAGGAAGAATTGAAAGACATCTTATTGGAAGCTGTTAAGACTCCAAGAGTTACAACCATAGCCGAAACAGGCCCAGTTTTAGAAACAGTTAACCCCCAACAACCAACTATGACTGCTGAACAAAAAAGATCAGCATATCAAAATATTTTAGGAAACATGAGTGGGCAATTTACATCAGCTCAAGTTCAACCAAAATTCCAACCTAAAGGAGGAGATTCAATTAATGGGTCCTTACCCCCAGGAGAAGTTGATATGTCTCAAATAGCAGGTTTAATGGGTAAATAATAATAAATGGCTAGAATATTAAGTAATAGATTTCCAATTGACTCCGTTGAGAGAAAAGCAGTAGGGTTTAGTTTACCATTTAATGGTCCCGCTGTTTTTAACCCTACATATACTGTTAGGGATCAAACTAAATCTAACTTAATTAACTACCTACTAACAAATAGAGGAGAAAGGGTATTTAACCCTAATTTTGGTGCTGATTTAAGAAATTTATTATTTCAAAATATTACAGAAACTACAACTGATGAATTATCAAATATTATACAATCTGATATAGGCAAATATTTTCCTCAAGTATCAATAAAAGAAATAAAATTTTTAAATGAACCTGATTTTAATCAAATAAATTTTTCATTAACTTACACCATAGCAAATTTTGGTATAACTGATGACATACAAATATTACTACAATAATGGCTAAATTAAACAGAGATATAAGATATATTGATAAGGATTTTAATCAATTTAGAGATGCTTTAGTTAATTACTCTAAAACTTATTTTCCTAACACATACAATGACTTCTCAGAAACTTCTACAGGGATGTTATTTATGGAAATGGCGTCTTATGTAGGTGATGTATTATCATTTTATTTAGATAACCAAATTCAAGAAACATTCATACAAAAAGCAAGACAGCAGGAAAATTTATACCAAATGGCTTATCTTTTGGGGTATGAACCTAAAGTAACAACAGTAGCCACTACAATGGTTGATTTTTACCAACAAGTTCCTGCTAAATTAGAAGGAGGAGAATATGTTCCTGATTATGACTATGCTTTATTAATTCCTGAAAATACTCAAATTACTTCAAATGTTAATAGTAGTATTAAATTTTTAATTGAAGACCCAATTGACTTTTCAGCATCTGGTTCTTTAAACCCTACTACAGCTACTGTTTATCAAGTCTCAGGAAATAATCCAACATATTATTTATTAAAAAAATCACGTAAAGCTATATCAGCTACAATTAATACAAAGCAATTTACATTTACAGCTGCCAAAAGATTTGATACTCGCGAAATAAATTCTTCCAATATTGTAGGTGTTTTAGATTGTGTTGATACAGATGGTAATACTTGGTATGAGGTACCCAATATGGCTCAAGAAAATGTATTTGATACAATAAGAAACACCAATGTAAACGACCCTACATATGATTTTGAAGCAGATGCTCCATATTTACTCCAATTAAAACAAGTACAAAGAAGATTTGTAACAAGATTCATAAACTCAGGATCATTACAAATTGAGTTTGGAGCTGGTTCTACTAAGAGTAATGATGAAGAAATAGTTCCTAATCCTGACAATGTAGGTTTAGGTTTACCATTTGAAAGAGACCAATTAACAACTGCTTTTTCACCTTTAAATTTTATATTTACAAACACTTATGGGATCGCTCCTTATAATACAACTTTAAATTTTAGATATTTAACAGGAGGGGGAATTTCATCTAATGTTGAGGCTAATACTTTAACAGTATTGGATGATACTAACTTTACATTTATTAATCCTAATTTAGCTAATACACCCTTAGCAAATCAAATATTTGCTTCCATATCATCAAATAACCCATTAGCAGCTGATGGGGGGCAAGATGGAGATACAGTTGAAGAATTAAGATTAAATGCTGTAGGTAACTTTCAAAATCAATTACGTACTGTTACAAAAGAGGATTATTTAATTCGAGCATTATCAATGCCTTCAAATTTAGGAACAGTTGCAAAAGCATTTGCTACACCTGTAAATGTAGCTGATAAAAGAAACAATCCTGGAGAATTACCAACAATATTAGATTTATATGTTTTAACTTATGATGTTAATGGTAATCTAGCAAAATCCTCTAATTTATTAAAACAAAACCTAGCAACATATTTAGCAGAATACAGAATGATTAATGATTCAGTTAAAATTAAAGATGCATTTATAATTAATATTGAAGTTATATTTGATATAGTAGTATTACCTAACTATAATAATAGCGAAACAATTACAAAATGTATAAGTTCTTTACAAAGCTATTTTGAAATTGATAAATGGCAATTAAATCAACCAATTTTAATGAAAAATTTATACATCCTTTTAGATAAAGTAGAAGGTGTTCAAACTGTTAAAAATGTAGTTATTAAAAATTTAACAGGTGATGCTTTAGGGTATAGTGATTTTGGTTATGATATAGTTGGAGCTACTATTGATGATGTGGTTTACCCATCAATAGATCCAATGATTTTTGAAGTTAAATATCCTAATTCTGATATTAAAGGTAGAGTAGTATCATTATAAAATAATATAATATGGCAGATTCATTAATAGATAGTTTTAATAAAACAAATTTAGATACTCAAAACCCAGAACCTTCTGGGGGTCCTATTAATGACCCTAGTGCAAATTTTGAAACTAAGTATTCTATAACAAACCCATATTTTAATCAAGGAACACAATTACAAAATTCACCTTTAAGTTCTTCATTAACAATAACAGCTTTGGATGTTGAAAGTGATGAAGCTGGAGTAAAACAAGGTGGGTCTGGAGGTCCTAATAGGACTAATTCAACAAACATCTCTAGTGGACAATATAAGGCAATAGGTTCAACCCCATTACCATTATCACCAACACCAGGAGGTGCAGCTTTAAAGACCAGAGAAGGAAAAGATAAAGATTTTACATTAAACGCTTATACCCCTGAAAACACATACATGCAGACTATGATAAAATTTAAAGATGAATCAGAAAACAATTTAATATAAAAAGAAATGGCTGTATATAAAATATTTCCTGAAAAAGATGCTACCATATATAGTGAATATCCTAGTAAGAATACTGGGTTAGATCAAATACTTGAAGCCTCTACATACCAATCAGATGGTTCAGGTCAAGTAAGTAGATACTTAATTAAATTTCCTACTAGTCAAATCTCTGAAATTATTACAGATAAAGTCACTAATGGGGAATATAAAGTATATTTAAGAAATTTTAATGCTGTAGTAACAGGATTAAACTTAGACCAAAAATTAGAATTTTACCCAACATCAGGTAGCTGGGGTATGGGAACAGGAAGGTATAATGACTCACCTATAGTAACAAATGGTGTTAGTTGGGCATGGCAAAGTTATTCAGGTTCAAATAAATGGCCTACATCTGGATTTAATGATTTTGTAACAGCTTCTTTTGTAACTGGTAAAGATGGTGGGGGAACTTGGTATACTGGTTCTAATTTACCATTAGATCCTATTACACAATCACAAACCTTTAGTTATTCTGATACTAAGGATATTATAGTTGATGTAACTAATACAGTAGAAACATGGTATAGTAATTCATTAGATTCTAATAATGGGTTTACTAATGAAGGGTTTTTAGTAAAACAACCATCAGAAAACGAATTTATTAATAACCCAAATGATACAGCAACCTTTAGATATTTTTCAATTGATACTAACACAATCTACCCACCTCAATTAGAATTTAGATATAATGATTATATATTTAATACTGGGTCTTCATCACATAGAATATTACCTCAAGTAGAAAGTTTTGTTTCTATATATAATAATAAAGGTACTTATTATTCTGAAAGTGTTCCTAGATTAAGATTCGCAGCACTTCCAAAATACCCAGATAGAGTATTTTTAACTGCCTCACTATACAACACTAATTTTTATCTTCCTGAATCACAATCCTTGTATGCTGTTAAAGATACAGATACCAATGAATTTGTAATTGATTTTGATGATGAATACACTAGAATTAGTGCTGATGAAACTTCAAGTTATTTTGATTTATATTGTAATGGTTTAGAACCTGAAAGATATTATACAGTTTTAGTTAAAACATCAATAAATGGTGAAGTCAAAGTTTTAGATGAAGATATAATGTTTAAAGTAGTTAAAGGATGAGTGAAAACGGAAATAGGCAAGCAGGGTTAAAAAAGCAAGTATTTGATAAAGATGCTTTCGAAAAAACCTTTAATACAGAATTTACAGAGTTATTATCTTCTGATGATCCTAGTTTTTTTAGTCTCGATTTAGCTACTATAGGAGATTTTTTTGAATTATATCTTAGATTATTTAATGAAATACCTAAACTTGGAGTAGTAAATTCTCATGAGTATCTTGCTAGAACTAGTGGTGAATTTGTAGATTTCCAACCTCAACAAGCAGAAATAGACGAGTTATTATCCGAAATAGACCAATTAAGAGAAGAAAATTTACAACTAAGAGTAGACTTTGCAGAGTCCCTTGATAATGATTAATAAATAATAAATGAGTAAAATATCAGAAACTTTTGGAATCGGTGTAAATAGTGGAGGTGCTAGTATTAGTGCTTCAATTACATATGCAGATCCTGCTTCTATAGCTAGTAGTGGGTTTCCATTTGCATCCAATAATATAGTCCCTTCTCAAACTATTAGTGGTTCTTTTGACCCCGATTCATATCAATCTTATATAGAATTTTTCATTTATGATTATAATAAAAATATTGTTATAACAAACCATGATTACAAAGATTGGCAAATAGATGAGAATGTTAATACAGAATCAACTCAAATTAACACTACCTTTACAGATGATCAAGGAATACAACAATTAGAAACATTTACAGGTTCTATTAACACAGATTTTATAGAAGTAAATCCTATAGATGATGTTACAAAATATGGTATTAACACGGGTGATGTTTACACATTATATAATTTCATTACTACTCATCTTGGATCTAATGCTGAAATTACTTTCTTTATTGATGAAATCTCTTCAAATAGAACTGAAGTAAGGTTAAAATCTAATGAAATAGATGATGCAACTATTGAATTTGGGTATAATAAGTTAAAAAGTCAATTAGATTCTCAACGTTATTTTGATGAATTTTATATTAATCTTTTTGCTAATGATTATGCTACAGGTGTTAATATTTTACTTGATAAGGATGAAGAAAAAGGATATTCTGTTTTAATAAAATTAGCAGAACCCCTTCAAGCTTTCCTCCAAGTAGGAGATCAATGTTTTGTTTGTACTAAACAAAGTGAAACTGTAGCTTATAGTGTTAATTTTATTGAAGATTTTTCCAATCTAATAGATACAGCTACTTATATTAAAGGGCCTAACATTAATATTTCTTTACAAGAATTAGTAAACAATTCAACACCTCTTCAATCTAAACAAGATTTATTAAAAACTAAATCATCATCATCCTTAGATAGTGTTTTAAATTATCTAAATAAAACTGGTGTTGCTATTACCCCAAATTACTCATATAATACTTTTAATGAGTTTATTAACTTTTCCTCTGCAAAATCAAGAATAAATAACTTTTATGAAAAAGTATCTCAAATTCAATCATACCAGGCTGATATAGATACTATTACCACAGTAACTCCTACAAACCCTAATGTAATCCCAGTTTCTACTAGTTTAGCTAGTTTACAGAATAATATTACTGATATAGTTTCAAATTTTGATGGGTATGAAAATTATTTATATTATACTTCATCAGTATATGCTTACCCTAAAACTGGAGATTCATATCCTTTTGATTTATTACCTACAGGAAGTACAGAAGTATTAAAATGGATGGGTAGTGATGTTGAAAATTCTCAGTACTATGGGGGTTATGTTTTATCAGCTTCATTATATGATGAAGATAATCAAAATTGGTTATGGTATACAATCCCAGAATTTATAAAAGAAAATTCAGATAATGATAATTATATTACTTTTGCAAATATGGTTGGTCAATCATTTGATGAAGTATGGCTATACACAAGAGCATTAAGTGAAAGGTTTAATACTACAAATAATCCTGAAACTGGATTACCTTTAGATTTAGCTGCAGAGGCTATTAAAGGTTTAGGATTTGAAACCTTTGGAAATAATTATGATAACCAAAACAACTTTATAGGTTTAACAGGTGAAGATAATGAGTCTTATGTTCCTCCAACTGGGAGTGAATTAATTACTAAATATGTTGCTATAAATGATGGTAAAATCCTTAATTATTGGGATTTTGGATATTCTTGGGCTGATTATGTTGAAGAAATCGTTACTAAAGGATTTCCATATGCCATAGATAAAGTAAGTAAAGAAATTTATAAACGTCTTTACCATAACATGGCTTACCTTACTAAGAAAAAAGGTACAATTAGTGGTTTAAGACAATTAATTAATATTTGGGGTATCCCTAATACTATACTTCGAATTAATGAATTTGGAGGTAAAAATAGAGATAATACTGATGACTATGATTTATGGTATAAACGTTATAGTTATGCGTATACTCCCGTAGGTAATTCATATATCGCTAGTTCATCTGTAAAGATTCCTTGGATGCCTTTAGAACGCAATTATATAGCAGAGGGAGCTGCTGCTTTTGTAGTACCTGATGGGTTAGCTTTTAGATTTAAAACAACCGGTTATCCCACATCAAGTTATGCAGGAAATAATTTTACCCAATCATTAGCAGTTAAAAAATCAAATGGGGTTAATGATAATTCTATGGATTGGGGTATTAAATTATCCTATGAAGTACCACCAGTAGGAACTTACAACGGAGCGGGTGTTAGTGATTATATTAATTATGGTAAAATAAACTTCTATATGTCAGCTTCAGTAGCTGATGGGGGGGTTCAAGAATCAAGTGATATTTATTTACCTTTCTTTGATGGGGGTTGGTGGACTATTTTACTTCAAAGAGATAAACACGTATCTTATTTTAATAATACTAGTGATACTACTTATACCTTACGAGTTGCTAATAAGCAAGTTAATGGTTGGGATGGAAATTCAATAGGCTGGAGTGGTGATACTACTATTGCAAGTGTTAGCCAACCATCAGTAAATGATGCTTGGAATAAATTTGGGGTTACACCAAATGATGGGGTTTATTTAGGAGGGTATGTTTCGGGATCAATAATAGAAACTGAAATATTGAATGATTTTGGTAGAATATTTTCAGGCTCACTCCAAGAATTTAGATATTATTCATTTGATATAGGTGAATCGGTATTTAATGATTTAGTTATGAACCCTGAAAGTATTGAAGGTAATAGTATTTCAGGATCACAATCATCCTTTGATATTGTAAACTTTAGAGCACCTTTAGGTAACGAATTAGAATTTACCTACACAGCATCACAATATGATTACTATATAGAAAATATATCATCATCACACCCTGCAATTACAGGCTCAGCACCTTCAGTAATTACTGGATCTTTTATAAATCCATCTGATTTATCTACAACATCAAGTTATGAATTTATTCATTATTCTTCTTCAGTTAAAAGAACATATAGTAGACCAAATGTTGAAACATATTTCTTGGATCAACCTTCTATTGGAATTAGAAATAGGGTATCAAATAAAATACAAGTTAAAGATGGGGAGGTATATGGTAATGTATTATCTCAATATAGAAGTATTCAACAAAATTATTTAATTAGTGAAAGTTATACTGAAGATATAACAAGTTTAGAAGTTGGTTTTTCACCACAAGATGAAGTAAATGATGATATAATTGCATCTTTTGGTTATGGTGTAATATCAGACACACTTGCAGATCCTAGATTTGCTTGGAGGGGAGATCAAGATTACTATCCTAAATTAAGAAGTATAGCTGAAGATTATTTTAGAAAATATACAGAAGGAAATGTTTGGGATTATATAAGATTAATAAAATACTTTGATAATTCAATATTTAAAGCAATTAAATCATATGTACCAGCTCGTACAAATGTTAATACAGGTGTTATTATTAAACAACACATGCTTGAACGTAATAGACGAATTCCAGTAACAGTTGATCCTAATACCATAATAGCATATACTCCAGAAGAAGAAATTGTAGTTGGAGGTCAACCTACACTTTCAGGAATGAATAGTCCTATTTCATATAGAAATTTAGAAATTACAGGAAGTATAAAAGTAGCATCGATAACTGGTGGTAATGGTGGTGTTCCTCCAGATTTAAAAGGAGAAGTATCAGGTAGTGGAGCAGGTTTTAATATTGTTGCTTTAACTCAAAGTTGGACTGGTAGTAATCCTTCTATAAGTGGATCAGTTCAATTTACAGATTATACCCAAGATGAATTTTTTAATGGTGAATATAGTGGTAGTGAATTTATAGCAACTACACAATCATTATTAAATAACCCATTTGCATCCTCAACAGTCCCCGATACAAGATATGCTGTAGCTGTATCAACAAGTACAGGACAGTTTGATGGTTCTGATTTACGATTTATAAGCACATATCCTAAATATAATATTGCTATGCAAACTTTTGCATATACTTGGGAAGATTATTTAGGAAATACTCCGGGTGTTGATATTGATGCAGATATAGAAGATTGGGCGATTGCACAAACCGGTGATGGTGAAAATAAAGCTTTAATTGTTATAGTTCAAGGTAATTCTACATCTGGTCCTAAAAATTTCTTCCCACATGCCTTGATACTTCCAGCAAAGGGAGCTATTAATGCTAATACAGGTATTTTAGATACAGGTTCTTGGCAAAAATTATTTGGGATTAAACTCAATGCTGCCAATAATGTAGTCCAACAATATGGTATGAATGATATCCCATTACCTCCAATTGCATCCGGAAATATGTGGGGTCTTACTGGTAATGCATTAGTTAATCAAGGTATTCCTATATATGAACCAAATAATACTGGCCCCTATTTTAAATTTGACCTTGATGCTGGTATAGGAGTAAATCGGTTTTTTGGAGATAACCCCACAGGTAATAATTGTAATTTTATTACATCACCTGCATTAGGTGATAAACCGAGTAGTGTAGTACTCTCTACTTTTTTAGGAAGAAAAGATGCTATAGAGACATCATTTTTAGATAAAAGTAGTATAGGAGTAACAACTAATACCTTTGTTCAATATAAAAATAATAATATAGGAAATAGCACCTCACCAACTCTAAGAATCCAAAATGGAACCAGCGCACTCCCTCAAGATTCAACATCTTCAACATGGTTATTAGCTTTCAATCAATCGGATGCTCAACGACCTACATATTCAGTATATGTTTCAAACTTTGATGAAGAATTCGAAGGGAAAGGATCATCATTAGGTATAGGGGGTTGGTACCAACAATTAAATAATGGTAATGGTCTTGATGTAGGTAGTGGTAGTTTATATTTAGCAGGCACAACATGGACTGGCTCTTTTGGAGATAGTGGTTATTATGTTCCTTATAGTTTAATGTTAAATAATTTAAATTATGAAGATGATAATACAACCATAGTTAACAACACATCAACTTTTAATAACCCATTTAATTTAAGTTTTAATTTTGATATTATAAATGATTTATCTACCGCAGGAACACCAGCTACTATAGATTTAGAAGGCCTTCCAGGTAATAGATTTGTTCACCAAAGAAATGAAATATTAGGTAAAATATCATTAGGGAGTACTAATCCTAATAGAGTATCAACAGGATTTACATATGGTTATCAAGGACAACAAGTTGAAGATTATTGGGAAGGTGCTGGTAGATATATAAGTGGTAGTATTGGATTTTATTCCCCATCATCAGGTTTTGGTACTTTATATGTTCCTGGAGGTCCAAACCCTACACAACTTCTTAATTTTTTCCCTAATTTAATTCCATTTTTTGAATATTATAATACACCTTTTAACCCCTTAATAAATAATGCAACTGAAAGTGTAAAAAATACTTATTTACAAGTGGTAGAGTATGATGATGGTCCTATACCTTCAAATATTGTACCTATAATAGAAAATACTGCTTTAAAAGCAAGAGTACCCGATAGTTTTTACACACAAAAAGCTTCAATACTTCCAAGATATGTAGGAAGTACTTTACAATCAGCTGATTATAATCTTCCAGCTGTAAAATCCCCAGCAAATTTAAAATATTCACCTGGAGGTGCTACAAACCAACCTATTACATTTTTAAATGCCTTCTTATCAGGTAGTGAGAATGATGGGTATTTCCCAATTACTGGTAGTGATAATTGGGAAGGAGATTCTTCATATGGAACTATGAAGTCTACTAATACTGCTGTAAGTACAATATTTAAAGCACCAATATATTTTGCTCACTTTAAAACATCATATTATAACCAAAATAATGATGGTACTTATACATTCGAAATTGATGCTTTAATTGAATCTCCTTTAGAAAATATTAAAGGAGCCAAAGCCCCAAATCTACCAGAGATTATAAAAATTGATGGGAATGATACTTGGGTTACAGATGTAAGAAGTACATTTGAAGTAGATAGAAAAGTAAGTGTTGCTTACACTAATGCTCAATTTGCAGGTGTAAATTATGGAGATTTAAAAGTTGGAACTAATAAAATCTTTCAAGGAGCAGCTGAATATCTTACCATAGGTGCTACTACTACAGGAGATAATGGAGTAACATCTTCATATATAACACCAAGATCAACTCCTACAATGTCGTTTTTCCCTGCTAATTGGGGAAGCTTTGATATTACAGACGGTGGTGAGGTTGAATGTTTTAACTTTGATGCAGCCTTATCTCCACCTGGTGATAGATCAGCATTCCCTGGTAATTTTGGTAATTTCTTACTAACGGGTAGTGATGGTACTGATGGTTTTTTAATTTTAGGTGGTGATAATATAATTTGGAGTCAATCCTTCCAAGATGGAGGGGTAGGTGGTACTCAAGCTAAATATGGTTATTTTACTGGTGCTGGTTTAGGGTTAATAAATAGTATAAATCATGCTGTTAGTGAATCTACACAAATAATTTCAACTTATAATGTACCTCCTCTAATAGCAACCCTAGGAGTTCCAAAAATAACCCCACCTTCAAAATCACCAAACCCTTCAAATCGTAATAGTTATATTACTCAAAACTTTTCACAATCATCATTCCCTGGTGAAAAATTGGGATTATATGGCTTCCCAGAATCAATTGAGAGTGGTTCACTTCCTTTTCTAATTCAAAAAGGAGATGAATTAGTTTGTACTTTTAATACTAACCCAAGTGCTACAAATTACTTAGAGTACGTAGCATCTACTAAGGTATATACTGTAGTTGAAGTTTCAAGTTCAATAAATTTAGGACTTAATTTTACAAGCTTAAAAGCCGCTACAGCTTACTCAGCTTCAGTTTATAGATCATCTGATAATTTTCAAATATACAATGATCGGTTAGCAAATGTTCAAGGAGATGGAGAAGTAAATTTAAAAAATCTTTTAAAAGTATACCCAGACCCATCACGAGATGGAGTTATTAAGGGACAAATTAATAGTTTTATAGTCCGTAGAAGAAATAATGCAGGTGATAGGGTTATGGTTTTCCAAACCCCACCTAATAACGAAATAACATCTCTCACAGGTTCAGGTGAAGGTTATTTGATACCTGGAGATTTTACTCCCACACAAAAGAGAAATGTTCAATCATTAATTTCTCAATTAAAAGCTAAAAATACTTTCGAAGAAGATAACATAAATAAAAAAGATACGTAAAAACCAAATATAATTTGGAATAAAAATAAAAAAATCATATATTTATAATTAAAATAATATAACATGGGATACTTAAATAATCAGGTAGTAACAGTAGATGCTATCTTAACCACAAAAGGAAGGGAGCTCTTAGCAAGGGGTGATGGTTCTTTTAATATACAATCATTCGCTTTATCAGATGATGAGATTGATTATACCCTCTACAACCCTACAAACCCATCAGGCTCAGCTTATTATGGAGAAGCTATCCAAAACATGCCTTTATTAGAAGCATTTCCTGATGAGAATCAAATGATGAAGTATAAATTAGTAACCCTACCTAGAGATACAGCTAAAATGCCTGTAGTAAGTATAGATACTTCAGTTATTTCATTAGCCCAAACAGCAACTACAACAATAACTCCATCAACTCTAAATTATTTAGGTAGTAACCAAGTAGCAGAATCTTCAGGATATTTATTCACAGTAAGTGATGTAAGACAATTCGCAGCAAGATCTGGAGTAGTAGGTGTTGGAGTTCCAAGTTCACTCCAAACTACTGTAGATGAAAATTTACAAACTAATGGTACTAATGTATCAACTACCGTAACTGGAAGAAGTGTTAAATTAACAGCAACTGGTGTTAATACTTTATATGGTCAAAGCGGAAATTCATCAAGCATATTATATAGTACTCTAACAATAATAGGTAGAGATTCAGGAGCAAGAATACAAGTCCCTATCCAAATTAAAAAAACATAAAATAAAAAGATATGGCAGTAGCTAATACAAATAATATTTCAACTTTTGCACCTTTAGATCAAGGAGACTTACTAATTAGTACTGAAAATGTAACTAGTACAGTTTGGTTGAATGATAGTCCAACTCTATTTGCATATTATACATCCTCTGTACAAGTTAATAGTGCAACTGGGCAATTTTATTATAACATATACCATAATGAAGAAGCTACAGGGTCTACACAATTTGCTATTGCTTATTGTGATGCTGATGGTAGTGGTAGTTTATTATATAACCCAAATGTAGATGGTTTATCTCCAACTAGAACAAATTATGGTCAATATAGAACATTAATTTTAGGAGATGAAACCTCAGCTTTTGTTTTTGGGAATAAATCATCATCATTTTTCTATGCCTTACCTGTTGAAAGATCAGGATATAAAGAATCATTATTGCCTGGGGTTATGACATTAGCTATTTCAGGTTCATCAACTTCCACAGGTAAAACATTATACCTTACAGATGATAGTAGGTTAGGAGGAGCTGCCCAATACTCAGAAGCAGGTAGAGTTTATAATTTAGTTTCAGGTTCAGCAGGTACTGTTTTTACTGGGGTAAATGAGAATGGTTGGTCAAAACAATCAGGGTCTTATGGTTGGTTCCTTCCAGACATTGGTACTGTTATATTGAATGGAGAAGCATTAAGTCAATCTGTTGCTGATGGTGGTATTTGCCATAGTGGTGGTTTTCAAATTGATAGGGGATCGAATTTAGAAGCAAATAACCCTGAAGTATTATACACAGTTTTAAATACAGGAGGTAATGTACCATCACAAGGAGGAGTAGTTTCAACTAATCCAGGTTGGACATTAAATAACCAAGAACAACTTTCATCAGATTATATATTTTGTAGAGCAAGAAGTCAAAACTTTAACTACTCAACTAATCCCTCATTTATATCAGGTTCAGATGGAGCTGTGTTGTATGATAATTTTATTAATGACCCTCAAGTGTATATTACTACAGTAGGTTTATATAATAATGATCAAGAATTAGTAGCAGTAGCAAAGTTATCAAGACCTTTACTTAAAGATTTTACAAAAGAATTATTAGTAAGAATTAAGTTAGACTTCTAATGAATGGGTGCATGGAAACAATTCACAAACAGGGATGTTACAATAACATCATTTATAGCAGATAAAGGTTTTTCATTTGCTAGTGGTTCTATAACGGGATCTGAAAATGGTATTAACTTTTATGAAGGGTTAAATGTAAATTATTCATCTTCTACCAATGTCCAATCAGGGTTTGAATACTCATCCTCAGTAAATTCTATATATAATAGTGCTAAACAACTTTATTATAAAAATTATTTATCTTCAAGTATAGGAGATTATGCTAATACAGGTAGTATAGTTCCTGGGGTAACAAGAGAAGATGATGTTTTACAAGGTCCAGTAAATGGTACATTGTACGATAATTATTTACAATCAACCCTATTACAAAAAAGATATTTCCCCACAGGTAGTAATGAAAGAATTTCAACAATCTCAATCCCTACTTATTTATATGGTGAAAAAATAGTTCCTTATACTTTTGAACTTGAGCTATCAGACACCTTCCATGTCCGTTTCCCCGGAGGACTTCTTTTAAAAGATGATGGTGATGGGAATATTATTAGTGGATCTGAAGATATAACAGTAGGTCAAATATTTTATTCTCATGGTATTGCTGTATTGACAACTCATAGTTGTCAACTTATAGGAGCAACAGTTAATGCATTTCCTCAAAGAATAGATAACATGCAAGTAAGATTTAGTTCTTCACTTACTATACATGAGCAGCAGTATAGGTGTACTATTTTAGAAAACGAATTTAATGTATCTACTAACCCAACTTTATTAACCCAATCAATTGCAGGAGCCTTAAATACTTCTTATTATGATTTTACAACAGGTTCATTTTTTGAACCCTATGTAACTTGTGTTGGGTTGTATAATGGAAATCAAGATTTAGTAGCTGTAGGGAAATTATCTTTTCCCCTACCTATTTCACAATTCACAGATACTACTATTGTAGTAAATTACGACGTATGATAAACTGGACACATCAAAATGAAGAAGTTACTGATATTAGTGACTTCCCAGATGACACTTATGGATTTGTTTATAAGATAACTCATCTACCTACAGGAAAATCTTATATAGGTAAAAAAATTCTATATTTCACTCGCAAGGTAAAACTAGGAAAAAAAGACTTACTCAAATACGAAGGTGTTGTTGGTAGAAGACCATCATATAAATTAGCCATCAAAGAATCTGATTGGAAAACTTATTGGGGTTCAAATAAAGAATTAATGGAGTTAGTTAAAAATGAACCTGAAGAAAATTGGGAACGTTGGATTATTGAAACAGCTTCTACAAAAAAGTTATTAACTTATTATGAAACTAAATACCTATTTGTTTACCAAACATTAGAAAAACCAGATGAGTTTTGGAATGATAATATCCTAGGAAAATTCTTTACGAAAGATTTTATTTAAACTTGTTTCTCGTACTTTAGTTTTGTATACTATTGCCTATGAGAAATGAACTATTAGTAAGTTTAGTAAATTCTGTTTTAGGTGTTGGTAAGCGCACAGCTAGGGGAAATCAAGCCCATAGTTGTCCCTATTGTAATCACCATAAACCTAAATTAGAAATAAACTTCTCAGAAAATAAAAAAGGATACAATCCTTGGCATTGTTGGGTTTGTAATAAAAAAGGTACTAGAATATCATCTTTATTCAAACAACTTAAGGCTCAACCTGAAAAATTTACAGAATTATATAAATTAATAGGGAATGAAAAGGAATATAAAACTGTAGTAAATACTAAATCTTTAAAACTCCCCCCAGAATACAAATCATTTAAAGAAATAACATCATCGGATATTGAAGGCAGACAAGCTGCTTATTACTTAAAAAATAGAGGAATTACAAAAGATGATATTGAAAAATATAATATAGGTTACTGCACCTCAGGTAGATATGCTAAAATGGTAATCATTCCTTCTTATGATGAGCAGGGAAGTTTAAATTATTTTACGGGCAGATCATTTGAAAAAGAACCATATATAAAATATCGCAACCCAGAAACATCACGCGATATAATACCATTTGAGTTATTTATAAACTGGAAATTACCATTAGTACTATGTGAAGGGCCATTTGATGCTATAGCTATTAAACGAAATGCTATACCATTATTAGGCAATAATATACAATCTAATTTGATGAAAAAAATAGTAACATCAACTGTAGAGAAAATTTACATAGCATTAGATAATGATGCGTTAAAAAAATCAATTAAATTCGCAGAAAAGTTTATAAATGAAGGTAAAGAAGTTCACTTAGTTGAACTTGAAGGAAAAGATCCTAGTGAAATGGGTTTTACCCAATTCACAAATTTAATCCAAAATTCAACTCCACTCAACCAATACACCTTAATGGAGAAAAAATTATCATTGATATGAGTAAAAAAACAATTAAAAAATCTTATAATAGGATTTTAGAAATTAGCAAAGATGCTAAACAAATCACCCTTCCAGATTCTAGGTATTATAGACGTAATGGTGAGTATTATCCATCTATAACTTATGTTTTAGGTTCTTATCCTAAAGGTAAATACTTTGAAGACTGGTTAAAAAAAGTAGGATATTCAGCTAATTATATTGTAAAAAAAGCAGCTGGAGAAGGTACACAGGTACATGAAATGATTGAAGATTATCTAAATGGTAAAGAATTAAACTTTTTAATTAATGGGACCCCAATGTACAATCCTGATGTATGGCAGATGTTTTTACGTTTTGTTGATTTTTGGGAAGAATACAACCCAACATTAGTTGAAACTGAAGTGCACTTATTCTCAGATGAAATTAAAGTAGCAGGTACTTGTGATATGGTTTGTGAAATTGAAATTGATGGTAAAAAAGAATTATGGGTTATTGATTTTAAAACATCTAACCATCTACAAACTACTTACGATTTACAAGGAGCCATTTATGCTAAATGTTATGAAGAATGTTATGGTAAAGCAGCAGATCGAGTAGGTGTTTTATGGTTAAAATCAAAATCCCGAGGTGCTGATAAAACAGGCAAACGCTTAAAAGGTAAAAATTGGGAAATATATGAATCTCCTCGCACACAAGAAGAAAATATTAGTATATTTAATACAGTTAAAACCTTATTTGATTTAGAAAACCCAAAACATAAACCTATATTTACTAAATTTAGAACGCAAGCTAAAAGAGATTTGTGATATTTATAACAAAATACTAATTTATACCAATATATGGCAGCGCAGGAAGATAACGCAAACCCAGATGTTACCAATTTATATGGCTATGATAAAGCATATCAACTTTTAGCTACATATTTAACTAATGAAGCAAATAGCGAAAGTAGAGGAGTAGATACTCCAGATGCCCCAGATGACCCAGAATTAGCTATAGGGACATTTGATGTTACGGCTGATTATTTTTTCTATAAAGTTACTGATGAAATATTTAAAGCAACTGATAGTCCAAACCAAATTGAGATTGACCCAGGTACATATACTATTAATGTTGTTGATGATACTGTAAATGGTACTTCGTCAACTAGTGGTTCATCCGGAACTTCAGGTTCAAGTGGCTCATCTGGAACTTCAGGATCAAGCGGATCAAGTGGTAGTAAAGGATCAAGTGGAAGTAGTGGAACATCTGGTTCTTCAGGAAGCAGTGGTACAAGTGGTACAAGTGGTTCAAGTGGAAGTAGTGGTACTGACTACACTGAAGTTACTTTAAGTAACCAATCACCTAGCTCTTTTAATACAACATATATAAGACAATCTACAGGGTTTACTTTAGATAGTGGAACTGTTGCTAGAGGAGTAGATGGAACTTCAGGATCATCAGGTGGTGCTTCATTTAATGCAGATAGTAACTATTACTACTATGTGGCTTCAACAAGTGCTGATAGAGGAGTAGATGGAACTTCATCATCCTCCGGATCATCAGGAAATAGCTCAAATTCTAAAATGTTAATTTGGAGTGAGGTTGATAATAACTGGATGGCTGTTTTTGACTCTAATGGGGTAGATTTCACTGAAGGTAATGTGTTTAATGATCAAGCTCTCAATACAACTGGTATTATTGATGGTGTAGTAACAGGTAATAGTATTACAGCTGATGGTAGATTTGTACCACAACCAAGCGCCAATATTGTTTATGGGACTAATGGAGGTGGTGGCTCATCTGGAACTTCAGGATCAAGCGGATCAAGTGGTAGTAAAGGATCAAGTGGAACTTCAGGAACTGGTGGGTCTAGTGGAATAGATTTAGGAGGAGGTTAATAAACTTAATAAAAAATAATATGATCAAACTAATAGATCTCTTAAATGAGATAGATATACCAAAAAATACATGGACAACTATACCATCTTCAGAATTAGAAAAATATGATGATGAAATTTTTAAACTAATTTCTACAGCATATGCCCCAATTGGTGGACACCCTAATTATAAATCCCCAGATAATGTAGTAGGTAGCGAGTCAGACGCAGAATATGAGGCAATAGATCTAGATGATGACCCAGAAATAGATGCTATATCA